TGAATTTCTTCCTGGGATGCGCCTTCCGGGCCTTCAATCCGATAGGTTTTGCCGTCTGGCGCCGCAATGCGGTACGTTGTCATTCAGGCACCGCCTTCCCCCAAACGCCAGGTTTAGCCGGGGCTGACAGAGAGTTTTCACCTTTGAGGGCGCTGTATTTACCGCCGCTGGTGATAAACCGCTCCACATTATCCAAAATTGTCTGATTTGCTTGGATTGATTTGGACGGGTCAGACAACGAATCAAGCCAAACGCGAAGCTCAACGTTGGAGTTGAGTTGCTGAGACGACATGCCGGTGGCGTTTTTAAGTGCCATCAACAGTTGATTTCGCGAACTGGTAATTACGTCGCGTTGCGTTTGTTCTTTAGTGCCGAACAACCGCCCCGTAGCTTGACCAACCCCGGTAGCCGCAGTTCCTGCGGCTATGTTGGAAAGTGCGCTACGTTGTTCACTTGGGACCGCTCGCATGCGGTCCAATTCGCTGTACGCGGTTTTAAGCGTGTCAAGAACGTCCATTGCTTGAGACGCTCCCTGCTCTTGCTTGATTTTGTCAGCTTCCGCTTTTGGCGTTTTACCGCTGGCGCCAATAACCCCCGGCGAACCTACGCCGCCACCGTTATACCGCCGCGCATCAACAGTGATCATTTGGGTCGGGTCGGTCGGGCTTTGAATTTGCGTAATGGACGGCGGTGATTCGGCGCGAGGTTGTGCAGGTGGTCGGCTGGCCTGCGCGATGCGAATGCGCTGCCGTTCCTCTTCCGGCGTCAACATGCGCTCTTGCCGCTGTGCTGCGCGGAACTGCTCGTAGCCTTGTTGCGTAAGCGGGAACCCGAGCGCCTGCATTGCCGCCACATCTGCCGGCGTAGCTGGCGCCGCAGCGGCAGCCGCCCCGTACTGAGACAATACTTGCGAACGCCGTTCAAGCGGCATACTGAGAATTTCACTCAGTTGCGATCGTGCTGTTGCCTCGTCTGTAACCCCAAGCTCAACAGCCCGCCGCGCAAGCGCGCCCACAACCTCGTCGGTTGGCGTGCGGGCAGAATCGCGGGCAATCCCTTGCCAGTAGCTGAGATTTTTAGCCCGGCCTTCGGCGTCCGATGCCGCGGCAGCGCGCTCAGCGGCGGTTTGCTGTTTAGACCGCAGCATAAGTTGCGACCCAAGTTCAGGGTTTAGCCGCGTAACTTCCGACATGTAATTCGGCGCGTTCGGGTCAAGGCTACGCAAACGATTCGTCGTCTCAGACTCGCGCTGGTACTCCTGCATCTTCAGCGCGTTCAGTTGATTCTGCTGCTGGGCCTGCTGAAGCTGATTGACGCGGGCGTAAGCGTCCAACGGGTTCTGGAGTTCAATGCCCCGGAACCCTTGAGCGATGACTGGATCAAGCGGCATGGTTATTCCTCATGGGAGCATGGGGCCGTACTCGCCCCCATACCCAGCAAGATCTGATGGCGGGCCAACGTAAGGCGCTTGCGAGCCGTAGGTGAAATCACCTCTTCGCAAAGAGTTCACGATGTCCTGATTCTGCTGGTAGTTCAGGTACTGACCCAAGCCTCCGGCAAATGCGTTGGCGCCACCAATGTACCCGGACGCTCGCGCAGCCCCTGCGTTCATGTACCCTTGACCGACCGCCTGGCCACCGGCCATCGTGTTCTGCCCCGCAGCGTTGGCGTAGTTTTGACCGAGTGTGTTCATCACACCAGCAGAGGACGGGCCGATCTGCGCCAACCCAGCAAGACGATTGTAGGCGTTGCCGAACTCGCCGGAAGCGTAGTCCTGTCCGTAGCGTTGCGCCGCCTTCAGCGCGCCGCCCGACATCAGGCCGCCCCGCGCCGCAGCCTGGCGGTCTAGCGCCTTCATGCCTTCCGACAGCCGGAACCCATACCCCGGGTCCATCTGCAAGAACTGCTGCGATGCTTCCGGCCCCCCGCTCATCAGCGAACGGAGGCGGTTGTAGTCCTCGGTGCCGCCTTTCAGGAAAGGTTGCTGGCGCCCAATGTTCTCTTCGTAGATGCGCTGCTGCAGCGCGTTGGCCTCGCGGCTTGCTGTCAGTTGCGCGTCAGCGGCGCTCTGTGCGGCGTTGGCTTGCGTTTTAGCGGCTTTGTTGGACGCAACGCCGCCAATAACGGCGCTGCCGATCATGGCACTTACTGGATCAGGCATTTGGAAACTCCTTGAGGTAGTCCTCAAACTTTTCACCGTACAGCGCCATCACTTTGTCGGCGGCGTACATTGCGGTTTTCGGCCCGTGGCAGATCATTACCACCATGAGGACAACGTCATAGTACGCGGCTCGCCAAACAAACGAGCGTGCGTCGGCGTGGCCGGCTCGTTCAGCGGTATCGGAACCCTTCCATCGCAGAATGGCAGACGCCAACAACGGCGACAACTGTCCCGCATGCGCCAGATAGAACGGGTTGGCCGGCAAATCAACCACACTGGCGTAAATCATAGCGTCCAGCGTAGCGCGGTCTACGGGGTCGCCGTCAGCCAGATCGTCAAAGACTTGCATTACCTGCCACAAGTCCAACAACCATGCAGCAGCCGCCGGAGGTAGCTCAAGCATTTCCGTAAAGGCTTGCTGCAGTACTTGGGTCACGTCACTTCCCGTCCCGATGCGCGGATGTTGATGGCCGTGGTCGTGCCGGCGATTGTAGAGATGAACCCGCTGGGGGCCAACACATGGCCGACCAACTCAGGGAACGTGTACGTCTCGGACGGTTGCAGCGACTTGGTCTTGACGATCAGGTTCTGGTTGCCGGCGGTGTCGGCGCTGGTGACCAGGTTGACGCTGATCGTCGCCGTGGTCCCGCTGTAGTTCGTCGCGGTAAACTTGTCGATGATCGCGGTCACGCCGCTGGCGGTGTACTGCGTGGTCTGCGCGTTCTCGGCGGTCTTGGCCGGGATCAGGACTTTGACGGTAACGGTCATGTGTACTCCAGAATGATCAGCGGCAGCGCCGCCAGCACGCCGCCTGCGCAGGTGGCCACGGCGTCCATCATCTCAACGCCGTGGGGCGCCGGCAGGCCAGCACGCGCTGCGCGCCAGTTCGCTAAGCGGTCAGCGGCCTCTTTGCCGAACGCCGCCAGCACCACTGCGGCAGCAGCGGCGTAGGTCTCAAAGAGCGGCGCAAAGTGATGCGCTAGCGCAAACACTGCGCAGAAGATGACCGCGCCGTAGATGGCGTGGTTAGCTTTGTCTTGGGGGATAACGGGTAGGTTCATTATGCAAACGACCTGCTCAAAGTTTTCCACCCCAGCACTTTCCACACAACAAAGTCAGTTGCGCCTGCGGCGGTTGCATATTTGATGTCAAACCCGGTGCCGACGCTGACGTCTGTGGCCACAACCCGCATTTGCCCCAGCGCCGCTGTTGTGGCCTGCATCGGGAGAACCTGCACAATCGGCTGAAAGTACTCGCTAGCCCCGCCAACATACTCTCGAAAAATATGCCCGTTGACCACAGAAGTAGAAGTTGCGCCGTTCGTAAGTTGAACCACACCTTCCAGCACACTGGCGCTACCAAGTCGGATACTGTCGATAGTCCAATCGTACAGCGTAGAGTCAACCGTTACACGACTTTGAGATGTGCTGCTGGCCTTATTCGTCACAATTGACCGAATGCGACCCTTGCCGGCGTTTGCGCGGAAAGCGTAGGTCATTGTTGAGCCGCTGTCGGTGATGCGCAGATCGTCAATGTAAGTCTCACCAGAACTAGTGTTTTGAAGTCCAATACCTGTTGGGTTTACACCAAAAAACGTGCCGATCTTGCAAACACCCGAACCACCAACACGACCGCATAGTGCGCCTGGAGATTCTGAGTCAATTGCCCCAATGATTACCCGGCCGCCCGCAGGCGTGCTGATGTCAACATCGTACTTATCACTTCCAGTTGCTCCGGCGCCAGTGCCGTTGCTCAAACCGTGGTACTCGGCCACTTCAACGCTGAGGGTGTCGGCGATGTACAAGCCGTTGCCGTAAGCGTTTGAAACATTGATCATGGCAACTTTGATGCGTGTGGGCTGTAGCCCCGCGCCGTTGCCTTGAACTTTCACCCCGCTGTTTACGCTGCCGTTTGTTTGCCCGATGAAAGTAAGCGACGCAAATGAGCTATCCGCGCTGCTGTCTTGGATTTTTATGCCGGCCGAACTATCCTTGCCAATCACTTTGCCGATGACGCAGCGCTTGATAGTAAAGATTACGGGGTTGCCTTGGTAGCCCCCACCGTAGACTTGGGTGCAGTTCTCAGCGTAGATGTTGTCAATGAACGCTTCAACGATGTGCCCGTTGAAGCCTCCGTCAATACCAAAGCTCCAGCCGTCGGCATCGCTACCAGTACACCACAAATCAGTGTAGTAGCCTCCGGTGCTAGCCAAAAACCGACCAGCGTACATCCGGCAATTCGTGGCCCGGATGCCGCTGATGATGGGTCGCGTGCAGCCGTATGCGTAGATGCCGGCAATCTCGCCAGTGGCCGGCGTGGTCTGGTTTGACTTGTTGCAATCAATCACACCGTTGATGACACCCGAGTCGGCCACACTGTAGAGCATGACTGGACTGGAGTTGCTGGCGTTGGCGGCTTTGACGGTTGACCCGTTCAAATCAAACACCACGCCAGCGGGGATCAGTAGGCAGTACCGTTGTGCTGTGGAGTTGACCGTCACGGTGCCGGCATGGCTGACAAGGTATGTGGCCCCGGGAACACCTTGCACAATCTTTGCGCCGCTATTCAACGCCGCTTGCACTTCAGCGGTGTCATCAGTCACCCCGTCCCCTGCGGCCCCGAAGTCTTTGACGCTCACACGCTCGCGCAGCTTGGATTGCACGGTGGTAGCCACAGCCCCGGTGCCCGCTTGCAGGAAACCGACCAGCGATGAACCACCCGAAGCGGCCAGAGCCGCCAGCGTGGCAAACCCGCCCACATTGTCCACCGTCCACACCAGCACATCGGTTGAGGTGTACAGAGCAAACTTGTACGACGCGGTGCCCAGCCACACATTTGCCTCACCACGCGAGTCGAGGATGACCGGGTTGGTGTTTGCCGTTGCGCCGCTTTGGCTGGTGTAGGTCGCCAGCGGCGTGGTTGTGCCGGCCTGGTAGCTGTACAGCTTGCCGCCGACCAATGGCACACCTGCGGCGGTGAAGAACTGCAGTTTTGGTGCGGGGGAAAGAGTGGCCATTTGTTACCTCGGCACAAGAGTCATTGTCGGAGCCAGCGTGTAGGTCACTCGCAAGAAGTCGTAAGGCGACAGCGCGAACATCCCGTTAATCTGGCCCACGGTGTAGAAGGTTACATTGTCGCGTGAAAAAGCAACCGCAGTCACGGTGCCGCCGCTGACGATGACATCGGCAGGGTAGGTGTTCGTGTTCTGGTAGGTGTACGGGGACGCGCCGGGCGCGATGGTAATTGGTTGGATGAACCTAGCCGATACCTCTTGGTCAACCCGGGGCAGCGTGCCGATCTGCTGGGCCAGATCGTCCAGCGCCGGGCGGGTCTGTTCAGTTGCGGTCAACGACCGGGATTGCAGTTCTAGCGCCAGCGCGTCCAGCAGCGGCTGCACTTGCTCCAGCACCGACACCGGCAGCGTCTGCGTCTCCTGCTGAACGCGGTCAATCGCAGCGTCCAGCGAGGCAACCAGCGAGACTGTGGTTGGCCCGTTGGTATCCTCGTTGACAGCCCCCTCCGATGCACGGAACAGGCTCAAGAAGAACATGTACCACTCGCGGCTGATGAGGCCCGTGCGAGGGTCAACCACCGCCACCCGGGGTGGGGTGATCGGGGTAGGGGTGGCGTTGGGAGACGTTGCCATTACGCTGCCGTGGGCGACAGGATGAGTTCAGCGCCCATGATGGCGATCTTGACCGGGTCAGTGCCGCTAATTTCGTACACCCGGTCGCGCAGCTTGAGCGTCATGCCAAGGCGACGCCAGAACACGCGCTGGTAGTACTCCCCAATTCGCCCCATTGGCGACCAATGTTCGCTAGACCATGTGTGGCCACCATCATCTGACCAGCGCAGCATGACCTGTGGATCAGATCCTTGCACGACGCCGTCCAACCCAACACCCGATTCGCAGTCCAACTGCAACGAGTGGTGGGCGGTACGCTTCAGGTTGTTCTGCCCAGGCGGCAGCGCTCGCCACGACCGCAGCCACTTTTGGATTGCGCCGTTGTCAGCGTACACCGTCATGTCGAGCGCGTAGATGTTGCCGTTCTCAAAATCACCCACGATGATTTCGTTGTCAAACGACATCTGGCAGTTGCTGCGGTGCCGGTATTGGTTTTCGTCTCCGCTTGCCCTCTCATGCCAGGCTTGCGTTGCCACATCGTAAACCCAGGTCTTGTTGGCGCTGGGGAACGTCAGGACGTAGAACGAGTGGCCGTCTTGCTGGTAGGTGTACGCGATGGCGTCGGAGATGTCGCCGTAGGACTGGATGTGCCACTCGACAGCGTGCGTGCTGATGCGCTGGCCGTTGTAGCCGTTGGCGCGGTAGACGATGCCTCGACCCCGGGTGTCTGAGCCAAGCCAGAACAACCCGTTGTCCATTTTGGCAACGGAGTACGTTGCGGCGCAGCCAATCTCGTTGAACGCTCCTTGGATGCGCTGCAGCGGGAAATCAGTTGCCCCGCTGTTGTACCAAACCTCAACCGAATTGGTGCCGTACAGCCACACCTCACGGTGGTCAACGATCATGCTGATGACACCATCAGGCGACCCCTCGGCGCTGCCATATTCCAATGGGTCAAACACTAATGGGTATATGTACCCCGACCCCGCCTCGGCAATCGTTGGGATGACATATATACGCTGACCACTTGGTGCAATAAACACAAAATAGCCGTCCAGATACCCTACAACCGCCGCGCCGGGAAAACCTACATCCGTAATCTGACGAAAATCACCGTCTAAGGGATCGCCGGGAAGATTCAGATATGTGTATGTTGGCCCGTTTGCCGCAATAATGAGTACCGCACCGTTGTCGGCCATACTGACCGGGCCGCTGCCCGACACAATACCCAGCAACGTGGCGTTGTAGAAGGTGTCGATCTTGTACAACTCGCTGCCCGACACCACAAACGCCGTTGAGTCGCTGCTGGCAAACGCCCACACGCCGCGAATCGGCCCGGAGCCAATCGTGGCCAGCAGACGCAAGCCTGGCGCGCGCTGCAGCCATCCGGCCTCCTTGCCTTCCTGCAAGACCTCGGGGAACAGGTTGACGAGTCTGTTGTCAGCGGCGTTGACGCTGCGGGCAACGTAGGACTGGCCGAGGATCGGAGTCTTCACAGCTTAGTAGTTCCCTGCGTACACGTTGAACCGCTGGCGAGTGGCAATCAGCGAGTACGGCATCGACATGATGTCGTCGGGGTTGTTGATGCGCTTGAGGTTGCGCTTGCTAGTCATGGCAATCCGCGACACCGTGGGCGACGGCTCAACGCCGAATTCAGGCGCGATCTCGCAGGCCAAGTTGTACTTGAACGCCCGCAAGTAGCCTGGCGGCATGTAGATGTCCGTGGCCAGCGTTGCGGGTTGGGCCAACTCTTGTACCGGAATGAAGTGCCACTCCAAGTCCCGCGTGGGCTTGGGATACACCGTCATGGCGATGTTGGGGAATTCCATGTTGATCCACATCACCTGCGGGTAAGTGCTGGTGACGGTCTTGACGGCGATGCCGTCGTACTGCTGCTGATTGATGAACTTGATGCCGAAACTGACGTTGGTGCCCGGGTCTCGGTAATACGTCGAATCGTCCAGCAGCACGGGCCGCAGGCCAACAAAGTCACCCGTAGGCCCGAGCGTACGCTCAATGAATCCTGCGGGCCAGGTGAACATCTGGTCGATGGTGTTGTAGACCATCAGACGCTCAGTGTTCCACGAATCAATCATCTGGTTCATGGCCGCAAGCGAGTCTTGCGACACTGACGCGGAGGTAGTCTCGCCTTCTGCCAGTACACCCAAAAGCCGCAGTGCGGCGTTGATCTGATCCCCAGCAGTTGCCACGACTACCCCCTAGTCTTACGCGCAGTGGATGATCGCGAAGTTGACCACAATTGCTTCGGACAGCGAGCCGCCCGAGATGTTGCGCAACGAAATGCTCACCGACCCCGCCGCAAGCGCGTTGGCGAACACGTTGTACGAGCCAGCCGTGGCCTGGCCACCAGCAATGGTCAGGATGACCGTATCGTTGGCGCTGATAAGCGAGTTGTTGAACGTGAACGTAGCGTTGGTGGCGGTGGCCAACGACGCATTATTCATCGTGATTGAACCGGCTGACTTGTTCAGCGTCACCGCAGTAGACTTGCTGGTCAATTGCGTGACCGTGCCTTGCGCGGCTGCCGTGTACCCGAGGAGGCCGGACGACTCAATGACATCCGAGCCGCTGATGTCTTGATCGCTGTACGCAACGCCAATTGCTTTGGTATTAGCCATTCTCAATCCTTTGAAAAATGGGGGCCGAAGCCCCCACTAGATTAGGCTGCGCGGTACAGCGTCCACGCACCAGCCGCCGACTTCCGGGCAATCATGAACGCGCCGGTGCCGATGGGAATGGTCATGGTCAGCGAACCAGAAACCGTCCATCCGGTGCCGGCAGCAATGACTGCGGTAGCGGTTGAGGTGCCGAGGTTGGTCACGCGGAAAGTGAACGTGGTGCCGATTCGATCAGAGTTGGACAGAACGTCCTCCAGATCCGAAACCGTGGGCAGCGTGTAAGTCTGGGTGGTGGTGACACCGCTGTTGGCCAGAATCACACCGTTCAGCACTTGCGCTGGGGTGAGAGTGGCCGTAGCGGTGACGGACACCACATCGGGAGTCAGATCGATGAACGGTTCGTTGACGTTACCGTCGCCAAGCTGGTAGCCACCAGCGCCATTGGGGAGAGACATGATGAATTCCTTTCAGATGTGGTTCAGAAAGGAGGCCGAAGCCCCCGTTTCGGTTTAGCCCCAGACGCGGCAAGCCATCTGCGGACGAATGGTGCTGTATCCGTACAGGACGTCAATACGGCAGGGCATGCGGTCGTTGTTGATGTCGTACTGACGGACAACGCGCAGGCTGATGCCGTTGTGGACGGCACGGGCAGCCATGTCAACACCTTGCGGCAGCAGCAGGTCAGCGGTGGCGAACGTGATGGCGTCCTTATGATAGACCAGGTTTTGCGGGTACTGCGTTGAAGCGGTGCCCACGAAAATCACAGCCTTGCTGTTGGCCGGCAGGGTGTTGACGGTGGCCAGAGCGTGGGCAGCCGAGTAAATCGGAGCCACGGTGATGCTACCAGCACCGGAAGCGTTCAGCGTGACATCGGCCAGCGCGACAAACTGGAACAGCGAACCAGTGGACTCACGGGTCTGCGGGTTGACCGCAAAACAGTCAGCCACGGTGAACACATCACCGGCACGGACGGTGGCGCTAGCGCCAGCACCAGTGATGGTGATGGCCGAAGCGCCTTCAGTCGTGATCGCCGCCGAGGTCGTGCCGCCGGTAGCGGTGCGCGAGCCGGTGGTGAACTGCTTGATCGACTGGCTCATGTTGATTTCATCAAAACCAAGCACGCCCGTGCCCATCATGCCGTTCTTGAACTGCTTGCTGATGGTGTCGGTTGGGTTGAACAGGCCCTTCATGCCCTCCACCAGGCCGGCGTTGGCCGCCGGGTTGACGGTGGCGTAGCGCGGCGACATCACGGCCGCGTTCTCGTTCAGCTTCTGCTGGGCTTGCAGCAGGACCAGCGAGGTGGACGGGGTGGTGCCGGGGGTGCCGACCGTGTTGCCGATGGTCTTGAAGGCGTTGGCCACATCGGCGTCAATGCTGGAGGCCAGTTGGCTGATACGAGGCTTCAGCACGCGGTCTGCGAAGTCGTCCAACTGCATCGTCAGTTCGGCGCTGGTGAAGTTCACGCCGATGTGCTTCTGCGAAGCGACCGTCAGGGTGGTGAACTGTTCGTTGTCGTCCTGCACTTGCAGGGCGGCGCCGTCGGTCACCAAAGCGCGGTCGGGCAGACGAATGCGCAGGGTTGAACCGATCTTGGCACCTTCGACGGCGAAGCTGTCGTCGTACTGGCGGTTGACGTTGCGGGTCAGCACCAGGTTGTTTTCAAGGATCTCCAGGGCCTTCCTGGTGATCATGTCAATGGTCAGAATGCTATTTGCCACGGCAAATTTCCTTTCAAAGTTGGTTTAGCGGTTGCGTTCGAGCTTCTTCATCTGCCTGGCTCGGTCGGCAGCAATCCACTCGCTTGCGCTCATGGTCTTGATGGACCGAGGGTCGGTAGTGTCAAAGCTCCGCGCACCAGAAGAACGCGCATTGACTGGCGCAAGCGGAGGCGGTGCGCTAGTCGTTTTCTTGACGACGGGATTATCAGCCAATTTGGCCTCAAGTTTCCCGATTTCCTTGGCCTGCATGAAAGGCTGCAACCTAGAGATGCGATCTGCCTCTTTGGGGTTCGCCCCCAAGAAATAAGCCACATCAGGGCCGATTTCAGATGCGTGGATCGTCTGAGCCATTACGTCAGTGATCCGAAGGTTGGGGTTGTACGCAACTTGTTCGAAGTCATCGTACTTGTCCCGCGCTTCTTCTTCCTTGTCGCGGTAGCTCTCAAGAGTCTCTGCCTGCTGACGCTGGGCCTCTCGTTCGCGGATCAACTGCTCGGCCTTTTGATAGACCGATGCCTCGGCCTGGGCCTCTGGCGTGTGCGGATCGTCCGTTACGGGCGGCTTGAATGCTTCAGCTTGCTTCGCAGCAAACTCTCGCTCCATCTTGCGGCGCTCGCGTGCGAGGCGCTTGCCGAACTCAGCGTTCAGTTCTTCCTGCGTGAACAGTTTTTCTGAAGGTGCTTCGTCGGTTACTTCCGGCGTTTGGTCTTCTGGTGCAGGCGCTGCCGTAGCCACCTGGTCAGGCGCGGGGGTCTGGTCCGCTACTACTTCAACTTCGTCAAGCATTGCATGAATCCTAAGATTCCCTGGTCATCGGGCCAGTACGTTTCAGAATTACAGATAGTAACTGATGTTCAGGGTTGCCCCAGCGGTTTGCTCAATGAACCGAATGTTGGTCAGGTCACCATCGTACTGCAACGGGATGCCCACCGGCAGGGGCATTCCAACCGAAGCAGTGGGAGCGGTTCTGTCATCGCGCCACCGCACAGACTGGCCTTCAGCGATCACCAGGGCAAACACAGGCTTGGCGTTTGTGCCATTCGGCGTGGTTTGCGGAACAGTCAAGTTGGTGGCGCTGGACAAGCTGGTGATCTGCTGATAGCCCATGCACGTTGTGACGGCCTTCAAATTCATGGACATGATTAAAATCTCCAGGGTTGGGTAAACGAACGCAAGCGCATTTCAACTTCCGGCACAGCACTGAAATACCAACCAGTGTTGTTGCCGGCATCAACGCTTGTCAAAGCCAAAGCATTCCAAACAGCCCCACCAGTAGCGTTGATGTCTTGAATGGTCAAATACGATGCCGTGTTTGTTCCACTCGCATCACTAATGGTCGCCTGTGTTCCGGGTGTTGTGCTTTGCAGGTATTTCTGGTTTGTGCCAGATGTGGCAAACCCGCCAACAACGCTCGTTGCGCCAGCGGCCAGTTGCAACGTGCCATTTGTCATGGTCAGCGTGCCAGTGACATTCAACGCATCTTGGCAAGCCCATGTGCCACCAATGCCGTTAAATATCAGATTGCCCGCAAACGCAAGACTGTTCGTTGTAATGGTATTGGTGCCCGATGTGGCGGCGAATGTTACAGCAGCGGCTCCTGTGTATGCAGTTGCATTGCCGAGATTAAGGCTGCCGTAGATATTTATCAAAACGATAACGTTGACCGTTCCCGTAAACCCAGTCAAATTTACGTTTTTGTACGCAGCGTTTGTTGTTGAAAGTTGAACCGTGTCAGAGCCAGCGGTTACATCAACACTGATGGCGTTAGCCTCACCGGCATTACCAATGTTCAAAATACGGGTTCCTGTTGTTGCGGCCGTAGTCGCTTGAACAAGAGAATTTCCGGTAACTGTCAACCCCGTTACGGTATTAAGGTTAAGTATTGTTCCCGCAGTACCCAACACAACAATCTTACCCGTACCAAATGCAAGTGTGCGGGTGTTGCTGTTATTTGAGTTAAAAATTCCAGTGGTCAGTGTATAACTGACCAAATTCAACGTACCAGCCGTTAGTGTGGTGGTTACGGTGCTGGGTTGTGTAAGTGCACTACCAAGCGTCAACTCACCAGTCGGAACGTTAACGGTCAATGGCGCCGTAAACGTTGCGCCGTTGCTTGTAAACGTTGATGTGGCACCATAGGCCGCATACGTCCACGCACCTGTGCCAGTTGTGACTGTAGCCGCTTGCAGCGTAACATTACCAAAAAAACGAGGTGTGTTTGTGCCGTTTGCAAGCGTCATTGCGCCTGTTTTGGTGATGTTGATTGCTGGTAGGTACCAACTAATGTTAACGGAAATTGTGCCCGTTACGCTGCCTGTGTTGTCAAACACGGCAGTATCTTGCGCAAGCGGAAAATTGTTTACTGCAGGCGTTCCACCCGAAGATGTAGCCCACCCCACCGCGCTCCAGCTTTGTGCGCCAGCTAGGTTCCAATAAACAGTCTTGCCGGCGTCAAAAGTGATATTGCTGTTGTTGGTGCCGTTGCCCAATCGAGTACCAGACCAAGTGCCAGATGCACCCGCAGCTACAATGTCTTGGAAATCCACATCGGCCAAAGTTGCAATAGTGGCAACGGTCAACGTGCGTTGAGTACCAATCACATCAGATCGAACAATAACTCGCAAAACCGCAGTGTTTGCGGCGCCCAAAGTCAATGTGCCAGTAATAATCTGGTTGGCCGCAATAGATACTACTCTAACTGTAACAGATGGGCTAGTTTGAGTTAGATTTGCGAATGTATTTGCGCCAGCAATCGTAACTGTACCAGCAGATGTGTTGGTGAACTGAACATTGTTGTACGTCAACCCACCACCACTGAATGTGGGGGATGCGTTACTGCAAATGATGGTAGACGTACCAGCATCAAAAGTTAAGTTGGTTGTCGTTGCTGCGCTAAGTGGAGCAGCACCACCACTGAGAGTTAGCGTGGAACTTCCTAATGATATTGAACGAGATACCGACGCGGAAATTGAAAATGAGTTGGCAGTTACGCTAAAACCAGCAGTGTCAAAAATGCCAGCGACAGCGTTAAAACTCTGCGTCGTTGTAATTGCAGAACCCAAAGTCCAACCACCAAGCGATGACCCCAATGAAACTGTCGTAGCCGAAAGAGACACGTTGTTGGTCGTAATGGTGTTTCCTGTAGTCGTGCTAAGAAAACTAATTACCGCACCAATGGCGCTACTAAATACCACACCCGTAGCTGCGTTTGTCCAACTACCGTGTACGCCAATAACCGATGTTGCTGCGAGTGTAATGGTAACGTTGCCAACCGCAGGGCCGGCAATAGTTACATCAAGTGCTACTGCGTTTGTGCCGACCGTGACCGCATAAGCGGTGGCATTTGACAACGAATCGAAAATGACGTTATCGGCAGATGTGGGGGCAGAAGCGCCACCAGCACCACCTGATGTGGCCGACCAGTTGGTCGTGGTGGTCGCGTCCCAAGTACCCGCACCGCCCACCCAGTAACGATCAGCCATTGCTCACCTCCTCGTCCACAGAAGGCGTGGTAATAGCAGCAAGCCACATTTTATAGCGGGCTTGTTTCATGGCTTCAATCTGAGCATCGGTCATGGTCTGGCCATCAAGCAAAACGATAGCGTCGGAATACACACCGTAAGGGCTATCAATCTTGAACGCAATCGTGATCATGCCAAAAACCGGAGTTTGTACAGCGTTGACAAGTACTGCCCGACGATCTCGTCAATGATGTTCTGGATGGCGGTGTCGGTTTTTTCGCAGACCGTGTACCGAGCAGATTCAACATCGTTCAAAGAGTCTTGCAGAAACTCCACAATGTTGGTCGTTTTCTTGGCACCTTGCAAGCTGATCGGGCCAATCAACCCGTGCCGGCCCTGGTATGCCTCGGCAAACTTGTCCGCCAGATCCACGATGTTGTCGTAGAACTCGTTGAGCGCCATGTGCTTGGAAAACGAGCGAGTGTTCAGATGCACGCTGTGCGCAACATCACGCGCTAGGAACAGCGTACCTACAAAATCAGCAGCACTCATTGCAGTTGCCCTTCCATCGGCTCAGGTGCGCCAGGCATTTCACGGGGTTCCATCGGCTGCACCAAATCGCCTGCCGTCATCACATCACGCAACGTCTGCATCACAACCTCCTGCACTTGCTCGGGTTGCATGTTAGCGGCCACCGCTTGCAGCCGGCGCGTTTCGGCCTCATACGACCGGATGTTGGCATCGGATTGCGCCTTGAACTCGTCAATCTCAACCGAGCGGGCTTCAATTGACTGCTGCACATTTTGCAGCATTCCGGCCATCTGCTGCATCTCCTGCATCATTGCCTGGATCTGCTGGTTGGCCGCTTGCAGTGCAGGGTTCTCGTCCGCGTCGCTCATCAGCTTCGGGTCGATGGTCTTGGCGAACCGCTTGGCCATTTCTTGCGCGCCTGGCCAGTCCATGTTCTTGACGAACAGATCGCCAGCAACTTGCCACAGTTGCGGGTTGCCTTGCAGCAGTTGAGCCATCGCCTCCAGCGCCTCTTGGCGCTTCGTGGCGTAGCCTGGCCCGGTCACAACCACCACGTCGTACTTGCCGACGCTGGGGTTGTAGAGCTTCTCGATCACGATGCCCTGCTCGTTGACGATCTTCTTGACCGGTTCTTCTTGCATGGGGTTCATCTTGACCATGCTGGACTCACCGTCCTCGCCAATGATCCGGGCAATGCGCTGGGTGTCGTATATCTTGGGGATCAGATCCACCAGTTGCCGGGTGACATGGCGAACGGCACGCGCCAGGTTGTCGACGAAGTGGTAAGTGCCGGTGTCGCCCTCTTTCTGGCGGGCCAGAATGGCCTTGCCAGAACGCTCGTTACCCTGGAGGCCCAGGGAGGCGTTGTATTGGCCCGTGGTGCCCTTGATGTCTTCGGCAGCACCTGCCTTGGCCTGCAGCAGTCCAGACGACGCCATAGGCGGCTGTGCGCGCTGCGGCAGGGGCAGCGTGGCGCCCGCACCGTCCGTCACATCAGGGTTCACCTCCAGATACGGCCAGTTCTGGGTGTTGGCGGTCTTCCACTGTGACTCGTAGCCCTCAAACTGG